TCGCTAACAAATGCTGCTTCATCAAAATCATTCCAATTTTCATAATCATTTGCCATTCATTCTCCTATGCGGTTATCCAGCTTTTTGCCTGGGGCTTCTTTTTATACCATCCATCTTTTGATTCATGCATACCTTGTGGTGGATGAGCATATTTACATGCATATGCTAAAGCGTCTATTGTATCATCATGAGCCATTCTAGGACCAAATGTCATGATTTCTCTATGTAAATCATATTGTGTTTTCTTAATATGTACTTGTCCTACTGAAAATCTTTGCGCCATTATTTCTTGTATCCTATCTCTTTTACTCATTCTATTACCTGGCTTCTCCTCTTTAAAAGGAATAATAAATTCATTTCTTCTTCTCATCTCTGCACGAATAGCCTGAAATACAGGTTTACTCATTGATGTATCTTCTATCGTAAAAAGCGTAGGTTTGTAAAACTTTGCATATCGAAATATATGATCTACAATCCCTTTCTTATCTGTTCCAGGAATCCCCAAAACAGGTAAAGTCCTGTCCCTAACATAATCCAAGACATAAATGTTATTGTCGGAAGTAACAGCAACAGCAATGATAACAGAATAATCCGTATTACGTCTAGCTGAATCAGTTGCAGGATCAACCCCAACAAATATATTGCACGGTTTTTGATCATCTCCATCAGGAACTATATAAGTTATATCTGTTTCATCATCTTTAAAAAACTTTCCATCCCAATATCTTACATGATCTCTATTAAATATAGAGTCTTCTTCCGACTGAACTTCCATCATATACTCCTGATAAAACTTCTGAGGAGTACCAGAATCTTGATAGAACTTCTTTTTTCTTTCCATCTCCTTATGTCCAAACCATGAAGGCCATAATGGAGTCCCATCTTCCTGTATAGCTTTATAAGTTATAACTTTCCAACTATACTTATCACCTCTTTTTTTGGCCTGTTCATGCCCTGTTAAAATCTTCTGAATAAAGGAATCATAATGTACAGGTGTTCCATTTATTCTTAATCTTCCTGTCTTCGGTTCGAGTGCAGGAAAGACAACAGCGGTAACGAGATTGCTGATCTTGGAACGACTTTCGGGCGTGATCGTATTATTCTCATCCTCAAAGTCATCAAGTACAATAAGATCGTAACGCTTATGTAGCTTGGCACCACCACGAATACCAGATAAATTAGATTTAGAAATAAGTTTAGTCCCATTTTTAAGTTCGATATCATCTTCTGTCCATTTCTTTCCTTTTAAATCGCCGAAATAGTATCTAATCTTCTCATTGTATTCTACATGATACTTAATATAATCAAGATTAGGTACGGAAATCTTTGAAGAAGCTGCCACCCAACCATAAAATAAAGGCTCCTTAGTAAAGCAAAAATCACGCATAATATTACATTTTGTAAGAACTGTCTTTCCATGTCCTCTAGGTAATATAACTCCTAACTGTCTTATATCATTATTTAAAAGAGCATCTGCAACTTCATAATGAAAGAAAGGTGTTTCTGATCTCATAAAATCATCAGGTAAAAATAATTTACCAAATGCTATCAGATCAGAATAGGCCAATCTTAAATCTTCTTCTGCCTTATTTACATCATTAAGGTTTATATTTGACAAATTTTCCCCTAATTCTTAATACATACCAGGTGGAGGACTTCCAGGCTCTCTTTTAAAAGGAGATTGTAAAGTATTAAATCCCAAATCACCTCTTTTCATTTCTTGTGTCAATACTTCTTGCCATTGAGAATAAACATTCTTGCCCTGCCTATCTGATTCTAAAGTATCTAACCACCCTTTACTTGTTGCTTCATATCTTTCTGAACTTAAGGGATGTTTAAACTTGGACGGCCATTTACCTTCCTTATTAGGTATAACCTTATCTAGAAATGCGCCTTTATAATTATAATCCCAAGATTCCTTTACTTTATGTCTACTTAGAAATTTTCTATATTCCTGTTCCTGCTTCAGCATATTTGACATATTATCTGCCATACTGCTGAATTGCTTTTTCATTCTATTTTTAGCTAAGCCCTTCTGCAATCTTGGACTTAAGTTTGCTTCTTCATATGCACTCATAAATTACTCCATACCTATCTCATTATACATTATTAATTATTTCCTCCATACTTTCTATTCATGTGTTCATTAAACTGTTCTGGTAATACAAAATCTGTAGATTTTAAAGGAAATCTCCCATAAAATCCAATATCTTTTACACCCTTGCCCTTACCATATCTCTCCATTAGTACGCCAAATACTTTAGCAGGACCCTTCATACTTTCAAAATCCCAAGCATCTGCAAGAGCTACATATGCATTTCCTTCACTATCCTTTCCTATACTCCAATTAAAATTCAGACCTAAGTCTACAGAAGTATGAAAAGCTAATTCTACACCTTTTTTTCTAAACCTTAATAATTCCTTATGAGAAATAATTTCATTAGGACCCAAATCGTCTACCTTATATTTTAAAGTTATTAATTGCTCTGGATGCCCTATAAAGGCATTAAACGCAGTATATTTAGTAATATCATATATCTCAGCATTTTCCTTCCAGGGATAACCTCCCTCTCTTGATGGTTTAACATTACTTACTTTCAAACCTGCATTTTCAGGACTAATATGTCCTGCGAATACTGCTGGTAAATCAGGATTACTTGCTACGCCATACATTGTATTTAATATTTCTGCCTGCTTTGGATCTCTAGCTGTATCTGTACTTTGACCTGTATAAGGTATCTCAAGTTCCGCTCCTAATCCTGCATTAATAGCCCTATCTTTCGTAAGTAATGCGGTAAATGGATCTCCAGCCATAGCGTAACTTATATCTCTAGAGTACTCAAAAGCTTTTTTATGTAACCACGGATACAGCATATCATCTAAGGTTTTAATAGCATTATGTATATTCTTTTTAATTTATTCTCCTATTAAATTCATCTAATATTATTTCATTCCTCTTCTAACCATTCATCCATTAAATTATCTATTTGATACCTTCTATACAACCAAGGCTCTATAATCCTATGCGTTACATATTCATGCGCTCTACGTGTACGTTTTTGATTTCTTTTTAAATTAGGATCTTCATAAGCCATGATATCCCTTTTTATTTTCCCTGTCTTCCTATCAATCCAGAATGGATTCAGTTTTTGCCCAACAGTATCAGGCATTGAACTATAATGTTCTTCTTTTAATACATCCAAAACTGTTTCAAGATCCACTTCATCTCCAGATACTTTATTTCTTAACCAGTCAATTCCTTGTATAAATTTATCATATAAAGATTCTTCAGGTAAAAGTCTACTTGCTCTTGCAGGTTCTCTTAATACGCCGCCTTCATATCCATGTGCAAGCTCTGCTATAATATCACTCACACGATCTGTTCTTACATGTATAGTGTCTGGGGGATCAAAACCTCTATCCCTCATAATACCTCTATAATCTGGCGGAGTCATTCGGTTGCCACGTTTTATAAAAGCCCTTGGTCCTTCGGGCAGTGTCGATCCCCATTTAGTACCCCATTCAAAATGCTCTACCATATATGGCATACCTGCTTCTTCCCACATATGATACAAAGTCTTCCTTAATTTAGGGGAGGCAGCTTTTATAACAGTTAAGTTTAAAAATGAATCTGATGCCTCTTTAAAATGCTCTGGTATATTAGTAACTTCTGATACATGTTCAAGCTTTACTCTACCTTCAGCATCAAATACACCTGGCATTATTCGCTTATCTCCCTCGGTCTTTTTACGTCTTCAATCTCTTTTGTATCAAAACCCTTAAATACAGCTCCTGCTATTTGCGTTACTTGAGTCTTATTCTTATCTTCCATATCCATAATATCAGATAGCTTGAACAAAGCTTTTAACCTAGTATCAGGTCTATCTGCTGTTTGAGCTTCATGTTTAATACCTTCTAATATAAACTTCTCATCTATATCTAATTCCTGCATTATAGGTTTAAGTTCTTCTTTCATAGCTGTCCTTATCCTTGTTGTTTTAACTAATTGTCCAGCACGCAATCCTGCATAGTGCGGGTCATTCGTAGGAAACGCCTTTAGATACGCCATGCGTGCATCCATACCAGATGCTAGATACTGGACAAAGATCTCTTCCCTACTTGATAAACTTTGCCTATCCTCTATTCTTTGGTTTCTTTCAATATCTCCACCTAAACTATAAATATTAATACGCCTAGATGCATCCATTTTAACCTTATCTGAAACTATAAAAGTACCTGTACATGTTCCTACATACCGAACGGAACGGACCTTACCCTTCGGTTTTAACATAGTACCTTCTCTTAGAATCTGGATTACACACCCATCATCTAAAAGTACCCAATCACTTTGGTGACCATCCCTCCAATCCTCGAGATACTTAATATCCCTAGGTACTTCACCTATAGAATCAAATACTGTGTGATTAATTTTATTTACCTTATAATGCCTCATATAACTCCAAATCCCCGTCAGGGGTTTGGTTAAATTTAAGCAACTCCTAATACATTCGTTATCTCTAATTCATCCAAACTATCTTGTAGATCTTCTGGGGTTTCTATCATTATCCCCTTAACCTCTAATCTGAATCTTGGCTTAGCCTGTTCACAATCATATCGTTCAGATAAATGTAATAATTCATCACCACTTTCTTCGTCTATAATAATTCTTAATACATACTCTTTTATCTTCATATGACTCTCCTGCAGTATTGAATATAGCTAGCCCTGAGAGGACTAACCTCTTTTTAGGAATTTAACTCCATATTTCGCTCTAAGCCAGTAATCACTCCCATACTTAAAGTTTATAATAAAGCAATTTTTATCGGTTATTGGGGACAAACTCTTTATCCTATTTGGAGAGCAACCCAACTTCTGACCCACTTAGCAGAACTATTGCAAGTGTACTAACTGGGTGATAACTAAATAATTGCAGTTACCGATATCCAAATATAATATGATCTAAATCACAAAAACAAGAGGTTTTAAAAATTGTAGCATTTTATCGTGTGGTCTTTTTTAAGATGGTACCCCCTTATCAGGGGATTATCACTATCGTTTTTTAGTTATTTTTGATTTAGTTTTTTTTGTTATTTATAGTGTATTAATTATAATTAAGGAGAATATTATGGCTAGATTAACTCAATCGTATACATATGATAAGCGTATAAAAGTTGACGCTGAAGCACCTAAGCTTGACCCTAAGAACCCTATACATGCTGCTGTAAAAGGTAAGCTGATTAGAGACATCAACAATGGTAACTATGATGATGTAGCTAACCTGCAAGTTGTAGCTAAAGCAGTGCAAGTAGAAGGTAGTACTGCACCTGTAAGAATTGGTGAAGAAACTATTACTGTGTTAAATGATGGAACTAGTGATCATGAACTTAGTGATCCTGGAATGGTGAAGACCTATTGTGATCAAGGGATGAAGATTGTTAGAACATTTACTCGAGACATTATGGGTTAATAGTTAGATATAGTATTGGGATAGTACTTAGTATTATCCCTTTACTACTATTATTAATGTATTATTGCTTATTTAGTTATAAACATGACCCATTATAAGTATAAACATAACTATAAATAGTCTCAATACATATGGTGTGCGTGTGTATGATATATATATACCAACTTATACTTGACATTAAAGATTTAGGAAGTGAGCCCAAACACTATAAAAGCTGTGTGTCCTCCGCAGATGAGTGACCTCTGGTGCAACAGTAGCCATAAAGTACTGTTATAGATGATGGATATAGAATATAGTGTAGTGATTAGGTAAACATCATTCCTAGGAAACACGTGTTGCGGGACCAACGAATGCTATGAGCTATGACTATTATGGGTCGTGGTGTTAGGGTTATACTCTAGCATCACACCTATTATTTTTTAATTAAATATGGAGGATTACCAGTGAGCGAATTAAGTGTATTAAAGGCTAAACATAATAAATTAGTAAAGATAATGAAACGTATTCGTGATGATAATGGAAAATGGGTTAATGATCTTGCAGGTAGTGAAGTAACTGATGCCCTACATTATACAATGAAGAGTTTATTAGAAGATTTAGAAGTATAAAATTGTCTTCGGACATTCGGCAGTATCATGTCGTTAGAATAAGTATAGCAATATACCTAAAGTGAAATGAGTGTAACAACGAGCTCATGGTAGCGCCAGTAATGGTTCATAGATACAAGCTTCTACGTGTATAGTCTCGAAGGCAAAGAGAATATATATCATCAAGATGGTAATTGATGTGAGTATGGTAACATACAATAGGATAAGGAGTAGGAATAATAGCTTGAGTGTGAGAGCAAGGGCGTATTCCATTGTTAAGGTTAATCCTTTAGTGATAAAGGGCAATACCTAAAACAATATGATATACAGCGTCTCTACTGTGTATGATAGTGTTAAGCGTAGTATTTACTATCTTAATAGGATAGCAAGCTACTCTGTGAGCGACTTAACATATCGACCGTTGTCACTAAAAAAAGATAACTACGTAGGCTTGACCTACGGAATTGAAAAACAGCCACAGTGATTAGGAGCAAAGGGCTCTAATCCTCTGCACTTCGGTGAACAGAGGGCATGTTTCAATCCCTCAAGGGTGACATGTTTAATGGTGAAAGCACTAACTGGATGGGCACATTCAGATAGCTGTTATTAACTGTTGAGATAACCTAATCATTAAGAGTGACAGTCTATAACTGTTGAGCCTGCTAGGATACTTATGGCAACATAAGTGGATAAGGACAAAACCAAACTTCTGAGGAGGGGAGGAACATAGTCCAAAAGTCTTAGCTTGAACGGTGTAATCTCAACCTCAAATTTATATTAAAGTAAAGGAGTATGTAATGAACAAGTGTATTATAGTTGATGTGGACGGTACTGTCGCATTAATGAATGGTAAAAGAACACCATTTGAATGGGATAAAGTACACATTGACGACCCAAATGAATGGGTTATATCATTAGTCAGAGGTTATATCTCTGCAAATCCTGGAACAGAACTAATATTCTTATCAGGTAGAAGTAGTGAATGTTATAAACTAACAGATAAATGGCTAAGTAATTGGTTTGGAGACATTTCTTATCAATTATTTATGAGGCCAGAAGAACAATTATATGAACCTGATGCAAAGATAAAGTATGGGTTGTATAATGAGTTTATAAAGCCAAATTATGAAGTATCATTTGTTATTGATGACAGAAGACAAGTAGTTGAAATGTGGCGTAGAGTTGCTGGACTTAAAGTAGCTCAAGTCGCAGAAGGTAACTTTTAACAAACACGGAGCTGACATGATTAATAAATTCTTCAATAAAGACCCACTAACAGTGATAACACATTATTTGTTTATAATAATGAATATATTGTTTATAACAGGTGTTATTGCTTTATTTAAGTGGTGTTGGTCTATCGTGCTATCATAATTGTCGTGTGACAATGTGTGGCTCGTGTAGAAGGCTCATGTAAGTCTATCTGTACAGGCGTGTGCAATAATGCTTTGGGCCTTCAAAC